CGAATCATTCGCAGCCACCGGCACATCGTAGGCAATGTAATGCTTGTTCGAGATAGCATCCCCATCGACACGCACCGCGATCCGAAAACTGTCAGCGCTCGCGTTACGGTTCGCAATAATAATTGTGCTAATAACGGTCTCCTTGCCCGACCCCACCGTGTAAATATCCGTCAAAGCCGTCGTCGTCAAATCAACCTGCGCCAAAGAACCATAATTTGTTGCCATCAGTTAGCCTCCCATAAGTAGAAAATTAGTTTCAAAACCGCCGCCACCCGAACCACCCGCAGCAACCCATGCGCTCCCAGAATAAAACTGCAACGCATCCACATCCTTCAAAAACGCATGCTGCCCTTCCTCAGGTGCCGTAATAGCAGCATCCCTCGCAGTAGCATTCGCAAACACCGGAATGCTTTGCGACATCAAAAAAGTGTTTACCTGCTCAGCAGTAAGCACCGCCCCAGCACCAAACGTCCTAAACCCTGCCGGAACAGCCACAAAAAACTCCTATCAAAAACCGAGGTGATTAGTGTCAAGTATACCGAACAGCACGTCATCCAACACAAAGAACGCAAACTCTAGCGACGACAAACGCAACGACACCTGATGCGACATCGGCCCCACCTCATGCGACACACCAATCACCTGCGCAAACCTATCAATCGGCGCACCCACACTATTAGGTGTGAACTTCACCTCAACAACATCACCAATCTCTAACGCCAACACATCGGCAACCTGCCCCGCAGCCAACCCATCCACATCAATAAGCAAAGTTTCAAACCGATACTCAGGCTCACCAAAACGTGCCACAACAAAATCTGCAATGTTTTGCACAACAGAAGCAGAAGCACACAACACCGTAAGCTCCTCCGAAATCACCCCAAACGTTGTCTGCGAACTCACATTCTCCGCCACAGCCGTAGACAACGGTGCAGAAACAGTAACCCGGTTCACCATCAACTCAGTACCATAATTCACCTGCACCTGGTTGTAAGGCACACCCGAACCATCATCCGCAAACACCAACACGTCACCCGTCCGAGGTGTCGCCGAAGTACGCGAACGAAAAACCAAATCACCACCCTTACCCACAAACAATTGCCCCTGCTCCGACACCTCCACCAACTGCAAATACTCCAACGCATTCTGCCCCTCAAACACGTCAGAACATAAAAACGAATCCCCAACATCGACAAAGCGACGGTCTTCAGGCCACCGCACCGAATCCATATCCAACACACGACTCACCCTCGCCCCACTTAGCTCAGGTGTCGCCGTACCAGAAGCCACCACAGAAGTGCGAGCCAACCGGGTTAAATCATCCACAGCCCTCACCAAAGCAGAAGACCGACCGCCCGGATCATAAGAATAATCCCAATCCTCGACAACCCCCGTGAACTGCACAACCGACCCCGACGTCACACGAATAGCCACCCGAGGGATAGGGTCAATCTCCGTCGCACCAAAAGGATCAAAAAAGCGTGACTCGTTATTCAAAACAACACTCAGTGTTCCTGCAGAGAACCGGTCAAGCTGGCGGTTCTTTCCCCGCCGCACAGACACACTACGCACAAAACGGCTCACATCATAAAAAAACACTCCACCCAAAGGGAACTCTGTGTTGTCCAACACACCCGCAACCGGGTCGTCCAGAATAAAACCGCGCACACGGCCCACCTCGACCGTAGTGTCATGCATTAGACACCCACAAACACACGGCCAGAAGAACGCTCATAAGTTTTAATTGCAGACACAATCTGCTCCCCCAACTGTGCCCCACTCGAACCCATCCCCGCATTCACCGTAATGTTGTACGTCGCACCCATCGACCCCATCCTGTCCAACGGAATAACAGCCTCATCCTGCCCACCCTCACCAATGTTCGCAATAATTCCGCCAGGTCTTGCCTTCACAATCCCACCATCAGCAAGCCTCGGCAAATTTAGTCGCGGCACTGTAGGAATGTTCACCCCAAAATTGAGCGCAGGACTAAACCCTGTAGCAGGAACAGACACACTAATTTTATTCAGCCCACGAATAATGCTGTTTATCCCGTTGATAAAAAAGTTGATGAACGTTTCCCACATGCCGATATACCCGTTGATAGTTGCCTTAAAGAATTTGCCCACCGCCTCCAACACAGTAAAAAACCCATCCTTAAACCCAGACCAAGACACCAACAGAAAGTCTGTGAACGCCCCCCAAATTTTCTGCCCTGTTTCCGTCAACGTAAAGAACGCGACAAGCCCCGCAATAAGGCCAACAATCAAAGTGATAACAAGACCTATCGGGTTAGCCTTAAGCGCAGTGTTGAAAGCGCGCGTTGCAACAGTAGCGACACCCTTAGCCGCAGCGAATCCGAGCGTTGCAAGTTTAGACACACCCAAAACCGTGTTGAACAGTTTGACACCCAAAACGAGGGCACCAATAGCAATCGCCACATTAGCAACCACCACAGCGTTCTCCGTAAGGAAAGCTGTAAAGCCAGCCAACACGGGAAGCAACGCATTGATGATCATCATAAACACTGGCAGCAACTCGATAGCCAACTGAAGCACCGTAGCGGCAATCTGAACCATCACCGGCAGAATAGGAATCAGTTGCGTAATCAAACCCGGGAGGGCAGAAACCAGCTGGGTAATCGTTGGAGTCAAAGCTTTGAACGCAGGGATAAGCGCATCACCAACCTGCTCGATGACAGGCTTCAAATCCTCAACAAGAGTCTCCATCGTTGGCCCCAATTCGGTGCCAATAGCAATACCCACATCGTTCACAAAACTGCCAAGAATCCCTAACTGTGCGCTAAACGTTTGCAACTGCTTACCGGCAACGTCTTCAGCAGTCCCGCCCGCATCTAGCAATGCCTTCTCATACTCACGGATCGCTTCAGAGTTGCCTAGCAACGCCAACGTACCGTTAAGGGTTTCCTCCGTATAGCCCAGCTGTGAAAGTTTTGCCCGCTGCTCCTCCGTAGACAAACCATTAAACGCGGTTTCCATATCGCCGATGATGTCGGCCATGCTGTTGAAGTTTCCTTCAGCATCGAAAACCTCAATACCCATTTCCTTGAACGCGGCAGAGTTTCTTTCCGCACCTTGAGTCATACCGCGAAGGGTTGCGTTGAAAGTTGTTCCAGCCTCCGACCCCTTGATGCCCTGGTCTGCAAACACAGCCAAAACCGCGACACCTTCCTCGGTCGCAATCCCCAGGTTGCGCATCGACGCGGCAGCCTTGTTCGTGAGAGCCTCGGAGAACTGTTCAACAGAGGCGTTCGCTAAAGTGTTCGCCTTAACAAGAATGTCAGACAGTCCGGCCATGTTGGCAAGGTTCTCAGCGGCATCATCAGACGACAAACCCAACGCAGACTGTGCGTCAGTAAGAAGGTCAGTCGCCGTAGCCATATCAAACATGCCCGCCTGCGCAAAGTTTGCCATGGCAGGCAAAGCGGCAATCGAAGCCTCAGCATCCAAACCGGCAGACGCCAAAAAGAAGTACGCTTCCGCAGCCTGCTCAGCACTAAACGTAGTCGTCTTAGCAACCTCACGGGCAGCATCAGACATGTCATTACGCAACACATCCGACACATCACCCATGATCGCAATCGACTTGTTCATTGCAGAATCAAAATCGGCAAACGCCTTCACCGACGCAATACCGATACCAGCCACAACCGCAGTCGCCCCAGCAATCGCCTTACCGATACCGGAAGCAAAACCCTTCAAATCCTTTTCGGCCTGCCGCAAACCTTTAGGGTCAGACCGGTAACTGATAGGTAAAACAATAGGCTTAACCATTAGCTCCCCCTATTCAGTTTCGCAATAAACTTATCGATGGAACCGACAGCTATCACAACAATTCGCGGCATTTGGGTTCTAAAAGACTTGAACACAAACCTTCCGCCCTTACCGTCCAAAGGGTGGCGGCGTTGCAGATTCTCAATCATTGCCCGGCCTGACGGGGTAAAGCCTTTACTACGGGAACCTGCGCGCTCCGTAATAGACAACAAACGTGCAAACGACGCCTCGCCCTTCACGTTGATAAGCGCCAACGCTTTCCCCGGCTTAGACATAGAATTAGTGACAACCTTGCCCGAGACAGTCCCCCACCGTGGAGCCATCCCCGACAACGGTGCCTGCTTAGGAAAATCGCCAACAATGTTCGAAACCACAGGATTCAAGTTGCTACGCAAATCCTTAGCCAACTGTGACTTTAGAGCAGGCTCAACCCTGTTCAGGATTGCGCGCACCTCAGCAAGTTTCTGCGGTGTCAGCTTCATATCAATGTTGACAAAATCTTTACTCATCCGCGAAACTCCAATCAGAACAATTCTACCGCTTACCCGGTTTCCGCTGACTAGCCTGCGACTTCGACACAAGATAACGGTTCATCGTCCACAACATGCGCGAATCCAAACCCATCAACTCCGTAGGGCTCACCCCAGTCTCACAAGAAATAGAAGCGATAAGCCAATGCATCGACTCATCACCAAGCCCAACTATTCTTTTGGGTCAGCCGCCGAAACCATATCCACCAAGTCAAGCCACTTATCAAACTCGAGCGCCGTCACATTAGTGCGTTTCTCAACATGCCATGCAAGAAAAAACAGGTGTGTCATGCGCACGTTCGACTGTAAAGAAGCCATGCTCAAATCGAAGCGTTCCTCGAAAGCCACAATATCTGCAGCCTTCCCGGTCACGTCATGAGTTGTGCCGTCAACGAAAAGAATCTGTAGGTTGAAATTCATAGGTTATGCCGTTCCTCTAGTAACAACTCCCGAAGCCAACGGCCACGAAATGGACAGGGTAGCAAGATCGCCGATCGAGCTCGCCAGCGGGCTATATTCGGTGCAAAGGAACACACCAGAATAGGAAGGGTTAGTCGCTGATACGACGGAACCACGAGGGGAAACCGTCACGGTAGCGTTCGTGCCCAAAAGTGGGAACAGGGTACTGTCCACGCTTGCGGCCCCGAAATCTTGATGCCAGTCAAGCGAAATGCTTGCATCTTTCAACCCTGCAATACGCTGCACAAAGCTATCGCCGAACGCGGTAACCTCCTGCTCGGCAGCGCTAATGTCGAAAGTAACTGCAGCAATGCTTGTGCTGAAATTAGTCCCGTTGATTGTGATGTTGTAATCAGTAGCGACAAACTTTGCCACGTTATTCTCCTTCTTAGTCTGCGAACACAGTGACAGCGAAATCCGCTGACAAATACGTTATATCTCCTATTGTAACGGACTGCACGTTACTCATCTCAGTAACCCTTACGTCATACGCGCTACCCGCCAAAGTTTTATCTGACTCCACCGCAGCCTTCACC